TACCATTCCGATTTCGCCATTCAGTTTAGTTGCCATATCGCCAACTAGGTTCACATCTTGGAATTCAGCATCTTCTAGCAAGTTGTAATAAACTGTAGAAGAAACGATATAAACAACCTCAGATGGATTGATACCGTATTTGCCCATATTCTTTCTTAGTGCCAATAGTTCAGCTGCTGTAACTGTGTCAGAAGCAAATGCAGTTGCTGATTGTGTTAAATCACTGTCAGCTTCAGCCAAATGCCAGATACCATCGAAAGAAGCGCCTGAAGTACCGAAAGCACCATCAGCGTTGTTACCCAAAAGTAGGGCATTTTCCATAGCTCTTGCATGAGATCTAATGATTGACTCCCTAATTAAAGGAAGAATCGGTAGAATTGCATCTTCTTCAGTTTCATTACCTAAGTAAGATTGTGAAATTAGTTTTTTAGTAGAAAGTGTTCTTTCTGTCATATCAATACCACCGAATGGTGAACCATAAGTGTCGCCTCTTTGGGCAAGGTTACCATGTGGAGATGATCCACTAGCAGTTTGAGCAGATGCGAATTCTGCATAACCACTATCTGGTAGGATAGGTATGATTTGAGTTGCTGACTGCATAGGGATTTCTCTAAAGAGAGGAGCCATTACTAGCTCTAATTGAATATCCCTTTCGACACCAGCTGAAACAGTTTGCTCAAAGTCAGCTGAAGAAACGCCAACGCCTGAATGTGCGTTAACTTTTTCTACAGTAGCTTGTGCAAGTTTTGTGTTCCAACCTTTACCGGTTGCAAGGCCCATAGTCCAGGCATCATTGATGTCTGCTTCATGTGCTTTTCTCCAGTCAGAAGTGCTTTCTCTTCCGAAAACTCTTTTTGATTCACGAATTGCTTCGATTTCAGATTTCTTTTCGGTAAGATCAGCCTTAAGTTCATCGACGACTTTTTCAAGGTCTTCATGTTTTGTTGAAACACGATCCTCTAGGTCTTTAGTAAGACGCTCAGCGCCTTCCATTCCGACTTCTACTATCGTCTTGACTTTTTCGTGCTCAGCTTCAATAGCAGCTTTTTCTTCAGCTTCTAGCTGTGCTGCTTCTTCTGCTTCTGCTTTCTCCTTAGCTTTTGTTTCGGCTTGTTGCATAGCGATTTTAGCAGCAGTTGCTTTAGCTACTTCTTCTGCATATGCTTTTAAGTCTACATTAGCGTTAGGAGTGTCATTGTCAATAGACATAGGTTTCTCCTGTGAAACGGTTTTATCCGTCGCTTGTGGCGTCTCAAGTTTATTAACTTGATTAGCCTCATTATTATTCTTAAAAAGATTTTTGAACTCCTGGTACTCCGCTTCACTATCAAAAGATTTAGCAAGAGAAAACATAGCAGTTTGATTAGCTGGAACACTAACAACTGATACTTCAAAAAGTTCGGCGTCTTTTATCTCTAATCCGTCAGTTTCTTCATTATATTCAGCATCCTTGACTCTAAAACCAACGGAAAAGGCTCCAAGAACGCCATCTTTAATTAGATCTTTAATTTCGCCTGCTGACTTAGAGATTCTCGCTCCAAGTTCCAGACCTGATTTGTTTACTTCCATAGAAGTAGCTCGACCAATAGGTTTATCATAATTATGATTAAACAAAATTATCGGGTTTTTCTCGAAATTATTCAGTCCGCCCGATTTTGTCCATGCATCATGGTTAATAACATCACCTACTCGATCTATTGAGTTTGTACTAGCTAGGCCTCTAATGTTAACGCCTCCGTTTTCATCTTCACCTAGTGTTTTAAATGTATTAGTCCAATGAAATATTTTTTCTTTCATAATAAGTCCTATTTCTTAGCTTTGGCTTTAGGAGCCGCAGCTGGCTTAGCTTTGGCTTTAGGAGCCGCTGCTTTAGGGGTAGGAGCTGGAGGTGTTACACTCATAGCTTTTTCCCATTGTTCTGGAAAATTAACTTTGACCATGCCTTGCATACGAGCCCAAGATCCGAAAGGTCTCTTTGCAACCATAAATCTAATTGGTTTATCTTCCATTGCTTTATATTCTGCGGGGGTCATCATTTTCCCTTTCTCAGCAAAATAATCTGCTAATTGTTTGAGTATTGCTTTTTTATTCGCCATTATTTTCTTCCTCTGTTTGGGGCGGTTTCCCACCTTCTTGGGGGTCTGCTGCGCTACCCGCTATATTAGCTGGGACTCTTAACTCGTCTTGACCTTCGATCATTTCTAAGTTTAAGCTTTCCCTAGCTTCGTTTGGTGTCATTATGCCTGTATTTACTAAAGATTGGTAATAAGCTGCTTGATCTCTTAGCTCTGGTTGTAGAGCAGGAATATCTGTTACATCTTCTACTAGTTTATATCCAAAGTACCTTTCAAAAGCATAAGACATTTTTCTTACTATTGGTAAAACTGTTTCCAAGTAGTAAAGTCGATGGTTAGGTCTAATGTTAGCATTATTTCCTCCATCAAGAAGTATAGGTGGTACACCCATTGCTTCTAAAATTATTTTTTCATTAGCCGTAATAGAAGATTGAAAGTCTAATTCTTTAAAGTTTACTTTTGTTAAAGCATCTACTTCCAAACCGCCATCTAATATAAGAGGTCTTCTGCCTCCATTTTTAGGGTTGTACCTAGTTTGCCAAGCTTGCAGCATTCTTTCTTTGATTTTTTCAGAAAGAGTGTTAGGACTTTTAAGTACTAATCCTGGTACGGCTCCGTTTTTAAAGAAGTTATCTTGAAACTTCCTCATATTATCCAACAAGTACATAGTTCTGTATGCTGGTTTTAATCTTGGAACGCCCCTATAGATTGAATTAAATGAGTTTTCTTTAATATGTATAATTTCTCTAGGAGCGTAATCTATGTGTCCGTCATACTCGAATTTTTCTATATAAGTTTGAGTATCACTATGAATCGTTACGTTGTTTGCAGGTAATTGATATAAATGAGCACCATCATAATAAATAAAGATATTTCCATCTATTAGTAGGTCTACTATTAAATTTCTTTTAAAGTTACTTATGTCTTGAAATGGGTTAGGCTCTCTATTCAGTATTAAATCTACACGACTTCTTCGAACATTATTCTTGATAGGCGTGATTCCTTTAATTTTATCCCCAACTTGAAACGATATATCAGAAACATCATCTACTATCATATTCACAGCACGGTTAACTACCTCTAACTCTTCGTAAGCTGATCGATAATTATCTTTCTTTTCACGAGTGTCTAGTGTTAGTCCTTCTTCTAGTGCTATAAACGACTGCGCAGGATTTAGTTTTTCCTCCGTCTCCGTATTTCTACCTAAAAGTCTGTCATACCATGCCATTTTTTATCCTCATCTTATCTACCCATCGCTTTTGTTTTGCGGCAGTTACGAGCTTCGGTCGTTTGCCATAAATACTGTGTAGCCGCATATGATGGGATTTGCATAGTGTAGCAGCTTCGTGATAAATTTCATTTATATGTTCTGCAATAAAAGTTTCCCGAACATTCATTATTTCGTCGGCTGAATTTATCGTAATTTTATTCGTTTTTAGCCAAGTTTCTAATAGCTCAGTCATTCCAAAGAAGTGGTGAAACTCCAGCTTCTCTGTATCTCCACAGATATAGCATTCGGTCTCTTTTTTATAACCTGATTTCGCTTTGTCTCTAACGTACTTGACTAAATCTCTTTTTAAATTCATAATTTCCTATTTAATAAAAATTATACCAAAAATTTACCTTGTTGTCAAGAATAATTTTTTGGTAGGTCTAAAGTTTAAAATGTGCTCGCTGTTGTCTCAAAAGTATACAGCGCATATCTAAGAGCATCTGCCATATGACTTGCCATATTGTGTTTTGGTTTTTCTTTTATTAAGTTAGGGTTTGGATCCCATTGATATTGATCAACAGATTCTAAAGTGTGTCTACATCTTTGATCTACTATCAATAAATCATTATCTATAATACCTGCAACATGTCCTATGCCATCTAATACTGATTTTTTAGCATTTATAGTTGAAATATCGTAGTTTTGTGCGAAGTCATAGCGAGTTTGCTGTGCCGCAGAATCAATATAAATCCAATCAATATCATATTTAGTAATTCTTTTTCTAATTTCGGTAGCATGCTGTTCAGTAGTTCTTTCTGCGTCTAGATACTCATCTAGAAGATAAAATTTTTGTTCGTCCCAATCATATCCTATTACACAAAAAGCTGTTGGATCTTTATATCCAACGTCCATTCCTGCAAAAACGTCCATTTTACTAGTATCTAACTGACTTAAATCAGCTACACAAGTTTCGTAATCAAAACTCCAAACCTGACCTTCATAAGTATTAAAATCTGCTAAGTATTCTTGGGCGAACTCTGCTGAAGACATACTTTTCTTTGCTTCAGATATATCTTCTTGTGAAATTCTTGGATTCTCGTGGTAGGTTGCTCTAATTGAAGACCAGTCTTCAAATTCATCGCTAAAGCCTCTGTGATAGAAGTCTGCGAACCAATTATTTCTACCACGAGGAGTAGAAATAAAAACTGCTTTACTTAATTCTTTATCTAGCGTTGGTCGCAAGGCTACATTGAAGGCATCTTTACCGTCCGCCAATGCAGCCTCGTCGAATATAATCAAATCGTATGATCTACCGACAGTAGAATCGACTTGATTAACTGAACCCATTCTAATAGTAGAACCATTTGATAGTTCTATTACTTTGTCTTTTGCATTATCTCTTACCACCTCGAGATCAAAGTGCTTAATTAGTTGTCTTTGTAAATCGAATGAAATCTGAGATAGAGCATAGTTTGGTGACATAATTAAAATGTGGGAATTAGGCACGAGTGAAACTAGTTGTCCAATTACATTAGTTATATAAGTTTTTCCCTGCCGCCTTGATAAGGCTGCACATACAAATCTATACTTAGGGTTGTTTATAGCATTAATTAATGCTACCTGTGCTGAATTTGGTGTAACCCCTAAAAGGTTTAAGTATTCGGATATAGGTAATTTGATAAAGCGTGAAGCTGCATCAAACTCCATTATACTATCTCGTAGTATATCTTTCCTACTTACATCTAACATTAGTGTATTGTTATATTCTTTCTTAAATTAAGGGGTATGTGTGTTTCAGATATTAGTCCTTCTTCATTACATATGCTTAACATATATAAATAACCCAAACAAATATCTCTTAAAAGTTTGTCATCATTAGTAACGACAGAACCACTTTGAACTTTTGTGTTTAACATCTCTAATGTTGTAACACAAAGGTCTCCTACATCTTCTAACCAGTTATCTTGTATCATTATAACACGTTAGGGTTAACAGGTGTGAGTTTAACTTCAGCATGTGCTGAAAATATAACATGATCAGAATTTTTCTTAATGATTAGTCTATCTCCGCCTGATGTGTATATGTTTGATAAGGAAGTTCCGTTTTGTGCACTCTGTACAACTGTTTCTCTAAGAGTAGTTCCTGAATTATGTAACATTACATATTTAGAACCATCAACAGTAGTAGCTGTACCTGTACCTGTGGGTGAGGGTATTGTTGTACCCATCAATTGAACTGTTTCCATTTTTATCTCCTACGCTTATTGCGTCTTTTCCTGCGTTTCTGTTTCCATTTAATTGCACGAAGTCTTTGCTTCGCTTCCTTTTTAGTTTTAGAAATCCCGGAAGTATTTGTTATTTTCCAACCATACTTTGTTTTGATGATTGGCACTTTACCATTTTACCTTGTTAGCCCAATACGCTGCGGACATTTTACCCTTACGTATATTTCTAGCATGACGAGCTTTGAAACTTCTTCGCCTTGCTTTTTGTGCTTTAGACTTTGGTTTTTTACCTGCACCACTAACTCCTTGTTGACCAAAACGGATAAGTTTTGTTCTCTTACCAACTTTTGCTACAACAACATGAGATTTTTTAGGGTGTTTTGGTGTTCGTTTAGGCGTATTATATTTTCTAACGCCAGCTCTTTTGAGTTTGCCGTTTCTAGTTTTTCTGGCTTTACTTTTTCTTCTTGCCACGACGCCTTCTCCTTACAACAGTTCTAACGTTAGTAGGTTTACCTCGTACGCCCTGTTTCTTAGCCCTCTTTCTTCGGACAGCTGATCTTATCTGCTTTTTGGTCATGCTCGCTGCTTTAGCTGCTGGAACACATTTAGGATACCCTTTTCTGCTTTTCTTTGCTTTTTTCCTTCCACAAGGTTGGTATTTGCCCTTCTTTTTAGGTGCTCCAATATTAACCCAGCGTTGACCGAACCACTTTCCTAAACCGCCTTTAGCCACGTCTATATCTCCCACCAGCTTTCTTGTACTCTCGTACAAGATAAGCATTAGCATATGCACTAGGATAAACTTTAAACTTTCTTTTAGTTTTTGCTTTTACCCTTGCATATAACTTTTTATTGGTGGGAATATTACGTTTCTTTTTAGTGGAACGCTTTTTCCTTTTTCTTCTAACAGCCATGTTTCATGTGCTTTTTACGTTTTTTACCGCGTTTCTTTTTCTTAGGTCTACCTCTACGTTTACCATAAGTTCCAGTTCCTTTAGGCATTACGATTGCTCCTTAATTAGGGTATAAACACCCCAAGCTAGTGCTGGCCATGCAAGCATTTCGATTATTGGTGCTCCCATGAGAATTAGAACACTACCACCAATGATAGTTGCTCCGTCCCACGAAGTCCTTTCGGCTACTCTAGCCATTACCCAGTCTTTGACTGCCATTATTTTATTCATCATTACTTTTCTCCCCAGAAGTGCTTTGGGCATTGTGCCCTTGATGATCTAACTTTAAGAGGCATAAAACATTTACATATTTTACATACCTTCAAAGCTGTTATATATTGACAACGATAACAGATTTGTAATCTTCTTTTATGATTCGTCATCTTTTTTAGGTGGAACAGTAACCTTTCTATAGTATACTACCACCTCTTTGAGTTCGTTTATGTACCTTTTTAGTTCTTGCATATTGTATGCCATTAATTCATAATCAGGCACAGACATCGCAAAAAATACTACTTCTCCTTGATCTTTTTCTATTCGTGCTAGAAATTCGTCAATATTTTTATCTGAAACTACGTACCAATAGGGTTCTTTCAGATCAATTTCCCGAGGCATTACGGGTTGAATTATAGTTCGTTCTATTGCCTTTGTCGTTACTTGAACTTCCTTTTTAGTTGGTACCAGACTGCAGCTGGATACCATCATCAAGGTCGTCAATATTGCGACTATCCTCTTCGATTCCATCGAATACCTCCTTAGTAGCTTTATTTGCTCGTGGTTCAATTAGCCCAGGCTTTGCTGCGGCTAACTTTGTTAAATTGTGTCTTTTAAATATATCTAAGTAACGGTTCATCTCACCTTGAATTTCAGCATTTCTTGCTTGCATTTCCTGTAAACCTTTACCTTGCAGTTCTAAATCTCCTTGTAGTTGATTTATTGCTGCGTCTTGTTCTTTATCTCTTAACTCATATGCGGCATTTTCTGCTTTTAGGTTTTCATTTTCTATATACAACCCGTAGCCTAAAAAGCCCATAACTAGTATAATTCCTATAAGTAATTGATTCATAATTCTCTAATAATTTCTGGAGTTTGTTTTTCTAAACACCACTCATACGTTTCTGCTGTATCGTACTTCCACATTGTACAATCTTTTATGTCAATAGGTCTTTCACTAACAGGAAAAACTAAACATAGTACTAAAACTAATAACTTCATATAGTAGTAATCCTATAGTTTAAACCTGAAGGACTGCTAATTTCTACAACCTCTTTGTCGTGGGTTACAAACTTTAAGTGTTTTTCTTTTTTAATAATGAATTTTTTAACGGTGTACTGTCTATCATCGGAGTCACCCCATTCTTTATTGTAGCTAACTTCTAGTTTCCATCTAGGTGAAAACCAGGCAACTATCCAAAGCCATATAGATTTAAGTTTCTTTTTTAGACGCGCCACTTACTTTAGCCAGTCCTTTCTTTGCGTCGCTTTCAGTGCCATATCCGCACTCACTACCTTTCCATTTAAATTTCCAGACGCTTCCTTCTTTCCAAATAACTCCATCAGAAGTAGGAACTTTACTGTCTACGGCTTTCATTTCTTTTGTTGCATAATTTTTTAATGCCATATTCGTTCTCCTTTAGCCACCATGCATGGCCATTATTGTGATAATTACAGAACCCCCTCCACAGATAACTGCACCCGCAATACCAATCAGTATATTTTCCATGCGCTTTAACTGCTCCTCCTGATCTCCCATACGACTAAAGATGGTTTTCCACCTTTCTTCACATTGAGCCTCATGAACAGCTAGTCTGCGTTCTATCTCGTTTAAATTATCACTCATTACTTTGCCCTGTTTATATTACTTTGAATTTTAAAATTCATTTATGATAGTATACCAAAATTAAAGATCCTTGTCAAGAACTATTTTCCTGAGGTAATTATCTTTATTTGAATCGTCTCGGTTTTTTCTACTTTTTTATTTTTCAGATATTTTTCCAGATATTTAAAAATGACATCGTTACTTTAACCTAAAACATTCTAGATGTTTATAAAAAAATTTTATATAAATTTTCTTTTATGTACATATGTAGCATAAAAATTTTTATATAGAATATATTTCTATAGGTTCTGACTTACCTTTTACTAAGATTTCACCGATCTTTTCAAATCTGTGAGGATATCTGCATTGGGCTACAGTATCTCTTGATACTATAATTGGCCATTGTGCATAATCTCCTCTACCTGCTGTTGCTTCTAATCTCGCTGCAAGGTTAACAGCGTCTCCAATTACGGAATAATCGAATCGAGTTTCAGAACCCATGTTTCCTACGATACAAGTACCAGTATTAACACCTGTACCAACATTTATTGGTGGTAGGTCAAGTCCTTGTTCTTTAAATTGTTTATTCAATTCGATAGTTTTTGCTTTTATCTCTATTGCACTCTTAACTGCTCTGTCTGCGTGAGCTGGTTCAAAGAGTGGTGCATTCCAAAATGCCATGATACAATCGCCCATATACTTATCTACTGTACCACCGTTGTCTAAAATTATCTTTGTCATGCTGTCCAGGTAAGTATTTATCAAGTCTACTAGACCTTCTGGATCATCATTTTTCTTAAATGCTTCCGAAACTGGTGTAAATCCCATAATATCAGTAAATAGGAAGGTCATTTCTCTTCTTTCCCCGCCCAATTTGAGTAAAGATGGGTCGTCTTGTAACATTTTTACCATATCTGGTGATAAATAAGTGCCAAATTGTTTTTTAACTTGTCTGCGTAAGAAAAATTGCTCTACAAATGCTCTAAATGTAACAATTGACCAGTATAAAAAGACAATTACATATATTCCTGAAACATCTAGTAAGAAACCTTGAACAAAATAGTATAAACTTGCAGCATAAGTTAAAAACAAACCTACCACAAGTATTGGAAGTGAAAAATATACCCTACTTGCAGTAAACATAACTGCTAGTATTAGTACAAAAGCTGTTGCAAGTTCTACGGCTTGAGACCATATAGGTTGTACTGGACTAGTTCCATATATAAGATGGTGTAAAACTTGTGCTTGTATCTCATGTGGATATACCATACCTTTTGCAGTAGGTACTGGGTTTACAACACCCTCTGCTGTAACACCAAAAATTACAAAGTTTGCTCCTTGTAGTGGTTTTTCTAAATATTCTTTTGCTGACTGTCTATAAAAGTCCACATTTGAGGTTAACCATACTCTTGCGTTTGAATCAGTTTGTATAGTTGGATAGTTGGGTATTCGTAACCACTCTACTCCTGCTTCTTGAACTTTGATTTGATAACTTGGATCACCTACTCCAACTCTCAGCATTTCTAATGCGAAAGATGGGTATAGTTTATCTTGTGAACTAACGGCGAGAGGAACGCGTCTTACGACTCCGTCTAGTTCTGGTGCGCTTGTTATTAGTCCTACGCCTTTTGCGGACTCTGCTAGGGCGGGTGTTTGTCGTAAAATTCCCGGGTACTGATATAGCCATGGTATTGGTGATGCTCCTATCTGAGTAGTACCTACATGAGGTCCACCTTCAGATGCTTGTACTGATGCTGCATAAGCAAGTACAGTTGGTTTAATTCTCATAGCTGTTGAAAGCTCTGCGTCGTTAATAGGGTCTCTGATATCTGGGTCAGGCATTAAAACTGTTATACCTGGAATTGCTTCTGTTTTCCAAATTAAATCTTTATAGAGAGTTCTTGGTAGTGGATAACCACCATACTCTTTTACTATTTCTTCATCTAAGTCTACTAGAAGAATGTTGTCGTTTTGAACTTTTTCCTGTGTTGACATTATCCAGTCAAACGATTTAAGTTCAAGAATTTGAAAGGGGTATGGGTTCCAAGCTAATAGTGCAAGAAATGCTATACCTATAGCTAGGTTTATGAATTTTTTCATTAGTTGCCTTGTGTAACCGAAACTGAACAGCCACCAGAGGTTACGCAATTCTGTGCTAAAGTATAAGTTTGAGTAGTATTACCTACCTGACTTAAACTTAAGTCTGTTGCATAAGTACCTGTTATAGTTATGGTAGCATTATGAGCACCATTATTTTTCTGAGTAATGGTTACCTCGTTATCGTCGTTGTATATTCTAAGGTCTAAATCTTTGTTTCCGTTTTGCATCTGTTTTACATATACATCATTATTATCTCCGTACATATAAGCAATTAAATCGTGTGTTACAGAACTACTATCCATTTTTTGGCTTCCTTTAAATTTATTATCATCACCGTGTATGTCTAGTCTAACGAAATTACCTCCTGGCTCATTACCATCATAGTTCCAATTTGGTGAAAGACTGTTATTATTTTCATAGCCTTGACCAAAAGCGACCTCATTGTTATCTCCCCAAATATGAAACTGAAAATCGTTGTCATTACAAGATGTTACAGAACATTTTTGGCGAATATCTACTTCATTATCTAAACCGTCTAAGTCTCCACCCCAGTTATATCCAGAGCCCCATAACTCTGTAAAACCAATATAATTATTACTTCCAGATTGAAGAAGATTTACAATATTATTTTGGTGATTAAAAGAAAAGTCTACTAAATTATTGTGTCCTATTTGATCTACCTCTAGTTCGAAATTATCCCCGCTTTGTACTTGATCAACATGAACATGATTATCACCAGCATAGGCAAAACTCCAACCAAGTATAGCCATACAAATTGCTAGTATTAATGCTGTATTAATCCAACCTATTGTTTCAACATAAGAGTCATACTTTCTGTGTGGTTGATCTCTTAGTAGTATTTGTAAAATGTGATGCATTAGTTTACTTGCCTTATTATTATGTTGATGGATTCTCCATCTCCAACCGTGATGATGCTTTCTTTTTCATCTGTTATAGTATTAATTCTAGCATTTGCTTCTATAGGAAGTTTTATACTAATTACTCCTGATACTTGTCTATAAAACCAAATTTGTCCAGAGTCATCGATAATAGTATTATACTGAGTATCTTTGTCCAGACCTGGGCTGGTTCCTGTTATTTCTGCTCCGTCGAAAGCAGATGAACCTTTGCCCCCTCTTTTTCTGTCCAGCAAGTCTCCTTCTTCTATAATCTCTAAGAGATCTTGTAAAAAATCTACATCTAGTAAATCTATGTCTAGTTCTGAAAAACTCCAATCAGCATCTTCCTTTAAATAATCTGTTTCTAATTCATTAAACTCTAGAAAATCAGCAGTAAGAATGTTACTTGAACTGTTTTCTGTTCTTGTTTCTTCAACAGCTTGTACTACCTCTGTTGGAGGAGAAACGATAAATAAGTTATCAATTTGTGCTACCGTAACATTTTCTATAGTTACAGGTTTTACAGGTGCAGTTGCTATTGTTGATACCATTGTGGCTTGAAAAGCCTCGTTTAAGGTAACCGTTCCTCCATCGTTTGTAACTGTAATTTCTCCTGAAGCATTCCCCATAGCGTCTGGGAGTAATACAATTAAAGATCTACCTAGCTCATCAATAGTACTTGTGAAATCTGTTCCACGAATACCTATCTGTGCTGTAGGTGTGGTAATATTAATATTTGCTTTATTCATATTACCAAGTTTGCCAGACGTAAATCTAGCTGTACCCATTGCAAATCTCATAACCATTTTAGATTTGTCGGGGTTTGGATCATAGATTACTTCATCAATTAAAACTCTACTATGTTCTGTTAATCTAAGATTTGATTCGTCTAGAAACTGAACCGCTAACCTTCCGTTGCCAGTATTTAATAAATCATATAGTAGTATTTCTTGATCTACAAAAGTGTCTATGTTTTGCTGATTTCTTGTTAATGCAGAATTACCCGTTAGTTCAAATATATCTCCGATAGTATTCGCAGATACAGATGAACTGAACAGGCTAATCAGTAGTATCTTTTTGGTTAATATTGATAGTTGCATCGTCTGATGTAATGTCTAAATCGATCTTACCTGAACAAGATGTAACACCTTGTGGACAACTACCTGATTGTTGTATAATGTCGATATTACCATCGTCACCGTCATACTCTACAATAAAGATTTGATCTTCATCTTTTTGTGTAGTATTAAAGTCATTACCATCACCAGTTAAATCTAGTTCCCACTTGTTGTTATCAGAATCAAATATTTGAGTAAAAATGTTTGTACCACCTGTTAAGGTTAAATCGTAGTTCAAAGATTCTGATGATGCATTACCACCAATATCTAAGTTCCACTCATTTGCAGATCCAATAACAGTTAAGTCTAAGTCTAAACTGTCCGAAGATCCTGTTGCACCAACATTCCAATCCATAATATTGTCCGAGCCTGTCCAAGACATATCGATATTAGACTGATCAAGTATTAGTGGTCCAAACAACTGGTTACTATTACCTAGTTGGTCAATATTCATAGTTATATTTGAACCTGTAATAGTCATATCACTAGCAACAACGTCACTAGATATAGTACCACCAAATTTGTTACCATACCCTACTTGGTCAATTGTTAGGTTTAAAGTATCACCAGATTGCTCAATGTAAATTTCATTATCTGATGCGCTTTGTCCCATAACTGCAGTAGAAAATAACAAAAGTGTTATTCCAACTACCAGACTTTTATCATGTGCCCTTTTCTTCACTTACTTCTCCCTCTGGCTTTTGTATTTCCCAAAAGCCCCTTGAGTCACCTTGCTCTATAAAGGCGACAACCGCAGCTTCAATAGCTGCTCGGGTTGCAAAGGTAACTTCTTCGTTCCTTGCAACACCATCTTCGTATTCAATTAATTCTGTGTCCATGTCTATAAATCTAAACACATCAAAGCCTGCACCATATGAAAGGATTGTTTTTCTTGATTGAACATTAATCAATACCTCCCCTGTTAAAGTGCTAACTCCTCGTAAACTTACAGTTACAACATCTCGTCTATATTTAGTGCTTCTTCCTACTCCTAAGTATCGAGCACCTCTACCACCTGATTCTATATTTGTGTCATAACCAATTATACCGCCTTCTATTAATATACCTGCAAATAGAAGTGGTTGTAAATCTTTATCTTCTTCATGTTCTTCTCTAGTACTTCGTATAATTTGTCTTTCTCTTACTAGATGATCTATGCCTGCTCTTTCCACCACACGAAACCATGTGCCTGCACCCGCAGTTTTAAGTGCATCAATTAACATTTCTGTACCACCTTGCGAAACTGCAGTACTAAAACTCGCTATATTATCTTTACTCTTTCTCTGACCTGTTAAGTCATTAAAATTATATACTGCTACAACTACTTTATTAACAGCAGGTGGAATCTTTAACAGTTGCTCGTAGGTAGGTAAAGATATTTGTTTAGGTTCTTCTCTACACTCCAACCAAGATACACAACCTGTCTGATTGTAAGTAGGTACACTAGCACAGCCAGCTAATCCTAGTACCAGCAATAAAGCTAGTTTTTTCACTAGAAGCCTCCGGTACCTACCGGTATTGTGATAGTTGTTACACTACCATCTGCATCTGTGATCGTCATTATTATAACATCTGCGCAAATACCATCTGCGTCACATTGGTTTGTTCTTTGGTAGTAAATTGTATTACCTTCAAGTGAAAAGCTTCCTTGCATCGAAGCCTCGTCATTACCAAACATATTATCTACTAACTGTTTGGATAATTGTGAATATATTCTGGATTCTAAGTTTCGAATAAACTTTGCGAGAGTAGAGTTTTCTGCTTCTCTTTCAGCAGCTCTTATTGCAGCCTCTACATCTTCTTGTATCTGGTCTCTTCTAGATTTTTCTTGGTTTTCAATAGTAAGATAATGGGCAGAAGCACCTATCCCACTAAAAGAAGGATTTTTAAACTCATGTACTATTTCGTCTGCATAAGCAGGAAGTACAAAAAACGATAATATAATGACTTCATTTATCTTTCTTCTTTTCATTTTCTTTCATCTGTAAAACCGTGTTTACCTTTTGCTGTAAACGAATCATATCGTTGTCGAGCATTCTTACCTGATCGATAAGTTTTATAAGTGTAACATGCATATCTTTTATAGCGGGGTTGATAACCTTAGTAATAGTTGTCCAAACAAAGTATACAAAATATCCCAATCCGACCATTGCCACGATTGGGAACCCAAACTGCTGGACTGCATTAATCACGCCTTGCATCAATTGTCCTCGTTTCTATAAAATTTTCTGCTCGTGCTATTCGCTCTAAGTCTGGTGTAAGTTCTAAAGCTGCACTTACACTTGTGTCTAGCTTTATCATATCATTGTTCATGGTTTTAACTCTAGTAATTAAACTATTACAAAATCCTTCAAGTGTTTTTACCTGACCAACGACTCCACCCATAAGTTGTTTCATTATAATAAATACAAAAGCACCAGCTGCTAATGCTACTGCTATCGGAGCTCCTACCTCACCTATGAGGATAAATATTTCCATCTTACTGCTCCTTTAATAATTTCTTCAATAAGTTACCGTAGTTTCCTTGTCCAAAAGGTATTCCAGAATTGTCTTGAATATTAACTTGATTTTTTATAGTACTTGCTTTAGCTTTCTCAAGTTCCGTCTGAGCTTTCATTTCTTCCATTCTCATTTTATGAGCTAGGGCTAGTAAATCTGCCATGTCTTTGTTAGTATAAATCTCTGTCTCATCAGCTTCCTCTAGTTTCTTATCTATCAATAAGTCTAGGGTTTCAGATAATTTAAAACGATTTCTGTATCCAGTATCTAAATAAACGGTGTCGATGTATTGTTTTATTTCTCGTTTATTTAAGGCTTCACTAACAGTATCTTCTGTGACCGCAAGCGCATTTGCTGCAGCAGGAATACTTCCGTGTTCCAGATAACTGTTCGCGATCTCTAGTCCTTCGGGACTCATTTTTGTTACGATTTTCTTACTCATGGGATTATTATATCAAAATCAGAGGTAGTTGTCAAGATATATTTTTGGTAGGTATAATAAAAAATAACCCCACCAAGCTAGAAGCTTGGCGGGGTTTGTTTAAAATTTCTTAAGTTAAAGTTATAGTTTGTAATTAAATCCTACACTATAAGTTGTACCATAAATATCCCATTGTGATAATTGGTTTGGAGTACCCCAATAGTAGTGTTCTGGTTCATTACCTAAATTAATTGCTTCTGCTTTTAACGTAAAATTATCATTAACTTTATACTTTGCTGTTAAATCAAACTGTACATAGTCATTAACAAAACGTGAGTTGTTTGCTGATACTGTATCAATATCACCTTCTTCATCTGCTAGATAATCCAAGTACTCACTTCTATAATTACCAGCAAATCTAATATCCCAAGCACCTTTATCATACCCTAATGATATGTTTGCAGCCTTATCTGCTAATTTACGGAATGGAGTAGTAAAACTATCTGCGTCATTGAATGCAAATGTACTTTCACCGTCTGTTAGTGTAACATTGGTTGCTACATACAGACCTGAGTCCCAACCATGTTGGAAGTTAAGTTCAAGTCCTTTTATCTTACTTGCATCTGCATTTACCCAAGTTTCAACACCGTCATTAAAATATATATTGTTAATGGTTGCTTCTTTTTGTAATGAAGGGTAAATTGCATTATCAATGTCTTTAATAAAAACACCGATTGCAGCAAATGTCATTCCATCACCATAGTATTCTAAACTAAGATCATAGTTATTTGCTTCATATGGCTTAAGTTCTGGGTTACCATATTTACCAGAAGTATCTCCACTACTGTCAACATCTAATTCTAATTTAGGTGCTGTATATGTAAATCCCGGTCTGCTCAACCCTCTCCATAATGCTCCACGTACTTGTAGTTTTTCTGTTAAGAAGTACTTAATAGTAAAACTAGGTGCTAAGAAGCCATAGTCGTTTTTAGCAAAAGTTGGGTTTCCATCTTGATCAAATGCTGTACTATCTACTGTTGTGTGTTCATACCTAACGCCTACTATTGCTGTATAGTTGTTAGCGTTAATTGTATTCTGTATATATACTGCCCAAACATCTTCTTCTGTGGTAAAGTCTCTGCTAAGGTCATCGCTAAAGTCTACTTGCATTTGATCAATTAATTTTCTCATACCATAAGTAGCATCGGCACTTGCATGAGTACCAAACACTTGGTTGGGAAAAAACCAATCAAGTTCTACAGTATCAAAATCAGCCATTGTTTTATCCCACTCGTAGGCAATAATATAATCATCAACAGACTTTTCTCTGCTTTTATACTTTGCTCCAGCTTTTAAAACACCAAAGCCAAACTCTTTATCTGCATCAAAACTTAAAGCTAATTCTTTATCTTCAGATATATTTTCCCACATTTCAAAAGCATCAAACTCTAGTTCTTCAGCATTTCTAATTGTTGGGTCTACAGGTATAAAGTAAGGGTGTATTGGATTGCTCCAGTTAAACTCACCGCCTACGTTTTTATTATAGTTTCTAAATGTGATGTCTGCGTTGTCGCTGTCGTCTTCTAAAGCATAACTGTAACTTGCCTGTGTGTCAACCGTCCACTCATTTACCATAGTGTCAAATCCTAAAACAAGAGCACCAATTTTTCTAGTTTCAAATCTTTGCCTTGTTTCAGCATCGTGTCTCACTCTACTAGAAGTAATTCCATTTTCTAAAACTTCATCTAGTTTAATTTTACCGTACTCGTCTTTAAGCCTAACTTCAGCATCATCGTACTCGTTATAAAAAGCATTTAAATATAGTCTACTATTATTATCTGTAATATAGTCGAAGTCGTAACTTAAACCATACCGGTTTCTTGCTATGTCGTAATATCTCATTTCAAAGTCATCATTCATTAATCCATCTTCCCAGCCATAACCAGTTTCATTGTTAAATGTTTCGATGTTTTTGCTTGAATATGTTAATCCTATAATATGACTTACAGAGTCATTTATAGGAGCACCATAAGTTATGCTAAAATTAGGTGCTTGTTCTGTGGCATACTCACCAAACTTACTAGCAACTTTTACTTTTAGTAATGTTTCTTTAAGATTACTTGGTTTTTTTGTATTAAAGTCTACTCTACCACCAATACTGTCGGCATCCATTTCTGGTATAAGTGTTTTTGCTACAGTAATACTATCAAGTAACTCAGTTGGTAATCCGTCCATCATTACTGAACGGCCATTTTCAGGTGCTACCATGCTTGCTCCGTTTACCGCTACAGCATTTAGGTCTGAACTTAAACCTCTAATAGTAACGTAACGTCCTTCGCCCTGATCATTTTCTACACTAACACCACTTATTCGCCTGATGGCTTCTGCGGCGGTTGTATCAGGAAAGTTACCTATTATATCAGAGTCAATAACTGATATAATATTATCTGCTTCTTTCTGTTTGTCTACAGCACTTAATAATGTTGCTCTAGTACCTAGTACAACGATTTCTTCTACTTCTTTTTCTTCAGCGAATACTAGCAAAGGTATTAGTGCTAGTACTACGATTATTGTTTTCATTTAATTCTCCTTAATGAATAGTGAAATGTTAAAAAATTTTTGATTTCTAGTATATTATAACATACTTTTGTTACAAGATTGTTACAAAATCACAAATTTTTTAAAAATTTTTTTAGAATGTGATCATTATGATCTAATTCAACGAGTCTTTTTAGTTTCACCAAAATTCCCAAGTAGCGCGTGTTGGGGTGTCCAGATTTTTTTAAAATTTTTTGTCTCATAACCGCCCCTCTAGTCCAACCAGATGCGTTCTAACAGCAGGAAAGAATGAGAACATATACCCCTATGAATCAGATAACAGGCTTTTAAAACGCAAATAAGAAAAATGTTTTGCGCAACTCTCTTATGTATTCGATAGAAATTTTTATTTTTTATATTGAGAAATAATAACAGCTTCTGGAAGCCTTTATATATAAAGGGTTTGAGACAGCCAAAATATTTGCAGATAAATAGCTGTATATATTTCTTTTCTTTTACAATTCATGGATAATGTTTATATAGACCTTTGTATGTTTAACAGGTCTTAAAAAATAAAACATCAAAGCAGACGCAAAATCCCAAGAGCTTAATTGACTGGTAAAAACAAAAACGGCAACGCTATCATGCCGAAGGTTGATAGCAAATTATATGGGGGTTTATCATGGCAGATAAAACTACCAAAGCCCCACGAAAAACGAAGGAACATTATGTTCGAGAGATCGAGCAACTTTCTGCAGATCGTGGGCTAGAATGGAATAGAAATAATCTTAAAGATAAAACAACTATTCCAAATCTAAAATTAATTATTTCGCTTTTGAAATAATTGTGTGAGGGGGTTGCACAATCAACCCCCATTTTAATATGGGAATTTATCATGAAAAATAGATATGTTTCACGAAGTAAACTCAGACAACTGCAAAGAGATCGAAAAGCAAAAATGATCGAAGGCATTGAGCAGAGAAAACTTAGACAGGTTAATGTTAATCTTCGGATTAGATATGTTGGCTTGGTCTTGGTTCAAGGCTCATCTGGGTTGGCATTGATGGGTTATCCTATCATGGTTTACTGGGTTGCACTTTGGCTTGGTTTACTGTGTTATCAGATAACCGCTATTAACTTTTTCAACGAAGATAATAGGGTTTACAAAATGACCAAAGCTAAATTTGAAAATAGGTTTGGTTCATCTTTGGAAACTGTCAACGCTTTAAAGGTTAAAAAGAATAGAGAGATGGTTTACATCATTGGCAATACAATCGGGTTGATCTTGATTGGTGCTAACATTCTATTCGGCTAAATGGTGAGGGGGTTGCCAAATCAACCCCCCTTTTATAAGAGGATAACAAAATGATGATTCATGAAATCTTGATTTTGATAATAGCAACTTTGGGTTGTTGTCTGATTCCTGTTGGCTATGACATAGCCCAACATTCAAGGCGCACTCATTCAACTGTCTTTCATGGGGTGATCTGTATTATATATGGAACGCTTTGTGCATTGGTAGCGGTTGCGGGTTATATCAATATAATTTTATATTGATTCATTGGGTGAGGGGGCTTCCCATTCTAAGCCCCCATTTTTATATGGGAATAATTATGTTATCAACTATATATACTCATGGATTTAGCAGACATGAGGTAAATGAAATTCTGCTAGATATGGCAAACTTAAAGGGTGCTATACAAGGGGGCAAAGGCGGACAGATAGAAAGGGCAAAATTGCACTATGCTATCGAGCGTTTTTGCTCATACTCAATAGATGGTGATAAGGTCAATTATGAACTAAAGAATATCGGTGATTTATATTCGGTTTATAAGGAACAAGCAGACATCATCAAGCCAACTTTTGAATATTGGCAAAATCAGAAAGGTGCGAAAGATGACACCTAGAGCAAAAGAAAGATTTATTGCTTTGGTGCTTGATACTGAAACGCATTTTAAATCTCTGCACAACAAACTGATATATCACATCGGTTGGACTAGGGGCGACATTCGTTCGCCCCACTCACCGAGAATATATCGTGAATTTTATGTGAAGGAATTTCTACCGCTTGAATATTGGCAACACTCATTCGTTGACGAAAAAACAAGCAAAAGGCGATTCTGGAAAAACGATTCTAGGGCTAACAGGGTTCAAGAAAGAGCCTTTGACAATCCGCACTTGGTGAAATCGTGGGAGGAAATCAGACAAGCGTTAATTTTTGACGCTTCGGTTTCTGATGGTATCGGCTCATATAACTGGGGCTTTGATTCTTCGGCTATCGA